GTGTGCGCGATGGCGGCGACCGGGTGGGCGGTGTCCGCACGTCGACCGTGATAGGTAGTGTAATCGTAGTTGGCTCCGGAATCGCCATTAAGGGTTAGACCCACCTCACCGTTGCTGCCGTCTGCTAAGACACGCACGTCCAAAAGGACGAGGTCATACGCTCCGTCAAGCGTAACCGTATACGTCTCCTGACCAGATACCGCACCGGGAGAGTTAGCGTCTTCTGTCCACAAGCCGCCGCTTCCGCCGCCAATATCTGCAAATGACGTTGCGGGACCATCCCCTCCGAGCGAGAGTTCTTCTGTCTTGAGCGCTGGCCCCTCCAGCGTCCCGTCCTTGTTCTCCCGCCATTCCCTCAGTCGTCTGAGGACTCCCATTTAGGCCACCTGAATTGTGACGTCAGCCGTCTCACCGGTCGCTGCCGAGTCCGTGACTCGCACCCGTAGCGTGCGATCACCGAGCTCGAACACGTCGCGGATGTCCTGCGGGTCGGGCTCGTCTGCCTGGTCGTAGACGACCTCCTCTTCGAACCAGTCGTCGGCGCCGGGCTCCGGAACAGCAGAGACATCGATTGCGTAACTCGCGTCGGCCGTCGCCTCGATGTTGATCGACACCAGCCGGTCGCCAGGAATCTCGGCCGCGGCGAGCACACGCGTCTCGCTGATGTCTTCGTTCGGTGCTTCGAGCTCTCCTTGTCGTCGCTGTAGTGTCTGTGGCATAGGCTCTCCGTATGTCGTTGTTGCATGTGTCAGGTCCTCGCGCCCCACCTCCGTGCGGGCGGTCATCGGCCTCTGCTTCTTCGCGACGCCTACACTACGTCCGAGAGCGACTGTATGTCCTCACGGATGGCGTCGATCGTCTCATCGGCAGAGGGTCGATTCGCCAGTCGATACTCGCGCTCGCTCGTCGACGACCGCTCCACGCCGCGGATCTCTTGGGCACCCTCCGGAAGCCGCGGATGCGAGATCGCCTCGACGAGCGGCACGTCCGGCGCGGGCTCGACGAGCGTGATCGTCGCCTCAACTTGCGCGTCTTGGACGTCCTTGAGAATGCTCAGCGCCAGCTGGTTGCACTCGCGGTCAGAGGTCGCTCCCGCGATCGTGCGCTCGACCGTCCGTGCTTCCGCGGGATCGACGGTGGGTGTCGTCGCCTCGCCGCGGTACTTGAACTCGTAGTCGGCGGCGTACGTCGTCCCTGTCGACATGTCGCCCCCGTCGAGGATGTCGAGACCGCCGACATCCCACTCCATCCGGTAGTCCGTGCCGCGCTCGAACACCTCCTCAGTGTCCGGGTCGTAGATGCGCTCGGAGTCAGGCACCACCCACTCGTCGCCGATCGACGTGAGCGAACTCCCGGCAGACTGTGAGAACGTCTCACCTTCAACCCCCTTGCTCCGCCCGAAGACGACCACGCGCTCGTAGGCGTCCTCGATCGTCGTTCGCGTCTCGAGGTTCGTTGCCGGCGCCGCCGACTCGCGTGTCCGCTGGCCGATCTGTGTCCACTCGACGATCATCCCAGTCTCGTCGAGCGGGTCGGCGTCGGGATCGCGGCGGAGCTCCCACACCATCCGGCCGTCGTCCGCGATCTTTGAGAGGACGTTCGAGAGCCGGTCGCGGTACTGCTTGTCCAGGAGGACGGGTGTGTCTTCGAGGTCGGCCCGCAATTCGATCTCGTCGACGGACTGGCCGGCGTCGCCCTGCGCCGGCGATGTCGTCGGGTCCGCACTGTAGCCTGACAGCGACACACGCGCACGGATCTGCTGGGTCGCACTCGCGAATGCGCCCGACACGGTCTCGCTATTCGTCGCTTCGATCCACGTCTCGCCCTGGTCGTTCGAGATGGCGACCGCCTGTCCGCCCTCGGTGTTGGACATCGCGACCGAGAGCTCGCCGGCGATTACCTGCTCGACGCTCGTGATGTCGTCGAGCACGATGTCGACGGTGCCGGGGTACTCTTCGGGCCCCTGGATAACGCCGTCGACGGGCTCATCGTCGAACGTGAAGCTGTCACGATTATCCCGTGCGTGGGCCGCATCGACAGTCATGTAGTCCGAACCCGACTGCGTCACCTCCACCCGCACCGAGTGGAACCCTGGTTCGAGATCGGCGTCGGGGTTGAGTGTGAATCCGACGCCCCACGAGAGGTCGAACTCGTCGGTCGCGTTCGCGAGGGCGTCCGCCGGGATCGACTCGACGACGTCGCCGTTGAACGAGACGTCGAACGCCGGGTTGTTGCCGCCGATCGCTGCTCGGAGCATCTCGAACTCCGCTTCGCCCTGCGGGATGGTGTGGTCATTACGAAAGTCGAATTCGATGTAGTCGCCAGGGCTGTCGAGTCGGACGGCGCGGTTGCCCGACCACGCGCCGCCGTTGCCCTCGTTGTCGGCGAAGTACGTCGCGACGTTGCTCTCGTCAGCGCTTTCGGCCTCGAAGAACCAGCCTGTTTGGAGTCGTGAGATGCCGTCGACCTGCTCGATCTGGAGCGGGTCGGTGGCTTCCAGCGGGTCGAGTAAGTCGTCTTCGAGCGACGCACCTGACGCCGAGAGCATGAGCACGTCCGAGCGCGTGTCCGTGGCCGGGTCGTCGACGTTCGCGGCGTAGTCAGTGTTCTCGGTGATGAGGTCCTCGGCAGCGAGGTGGTTCTCCCGCTCGTCGAACTGGATGTCGTCGATATAGTCGTCGAGTTGTGTACCGCCCGAGCCTTCGAGGACGGTCTGTGAGCCGCGGTCGCCCGTGGTCGTGCGCGTGCCCGCCAGCGTGTCGATCGGGAGTTGCGTCCCGTCGATCCACACGCGCATCGGTTGGCCCGTCAGCTCGTCCCAGCGGTCGGACTCGGGCACCGTGATCTCGACCGACGGCCGTTCGTTGACGTTCGGTGACCAGTCGTAGTCGGTGACGGTCGGAGAGAGGGTGTCACCGTCCGGGTGGTCGATCTGGACGAACGGGCCTGAAACGGGCACGCGGATGCGGGGTAGCCCGAGATCGTCGGTCGTTGCTTGGTCTGTGTTCGAGTCCGCGCTCGTGTGCTCAGTGAACGGTCGGATGCGGTAGCGGAGTGTCGTGTCCGGCGGCGCCGTGTCGTCGACGAACGACTCCGTGTTGGCGCCGACGTCCTCGACGATGCGCTCGGGCCACCAGCCGTCATCAACGCGGCGTTCGCGAACGACATACTGCCCGTCCTCGTTGTCGGCGTTGTCTGTCCACGCCAGCTCAACCTCGGTCTCGGAGATCGCGGTCGCAGTGAGCTGCGTGGCGCCTGGGAACTTCGTCGTGATTGCGACGGGGTCGGTCCACGCGCCAGTGACGTGTTCCGTCTCCGTGCGAGCGCGGATCTCGTAGCGCTCGCCGTCTTCGCGGCCGACGAACTCCATCGTCAGCGTGTCGAACGCACCGATGAACTCGCCGAAGCCCTCGGCGCCAGAGTCCCATGCCGACTGGCCCGTCTCGCGGATCTGGATGCGGACATCGCCGTTGTTGGTAGTGGCGCTCTCGCGGTCGACGGCGACCTCGTCCTCAACGCCGTTGCCGAGTACCGGTGCGTCTTCGTCCGGGAGCGTAGTGGCAGCGATAGTGGGCATTATGTATCGACCTCCTCGGCGTCGTCAGTGACTGCCACGACGCGGAGTTCGTACTCCTCGCCATTCAGCAGCCCAGTGATCGTCTCGGTCACTGTGTCACGAGCGACAATTCCGAACGTCTCCCACTCGTTCGCGCCAGTCTCACGGTAGTCAACGCGTGTTTGCCCAGTGTTGTGCGTTGCATCCCACACGATATCAATCGACTCGTCACCTGTGTCCAGTGCTTCGAGGCCAGTCGGCGCGGGGAGTATCGTCGTCGCCGGCAGTGTCCCTGACTGCACGCTCGCGTGGTCCGTTTCTCGGGTGAGTCGGTAGGCGTACTCCATACCATCGAGCAACCCGCTATCGGTGTATTCGGTCGTGGAGAGGTTAGTGACGGTGGTAACGGTGGTCCACGTTGATCCACCGTCGTCGGAGCGTTCGATCGTGAGGTCACCGTCCGACGAGTTGTCGGTGAGTGTGTACTCGACGACGATCTCGCGTGCGGTAGCCGTATCGAGAGCGTCGAGCGCCGGTGTAGGGAGCGGCGTCGTCGCGTCAACTTCGTTTGTCGGCTGCGAGTCTGTACCGGGGTAGACCGCGCGGACGCGGTAGTAGTACCGCTCGCCGTCTTCGAGGCTGGTGTCGGTGAATGTCGTTAGACCACCTGTGGTCCCGACGGGCGAGTAGTCGAGCGGATTGGACCCGGTCGACTCGGCGCGGAGGATCTCGTAGTCGTTGGCGTCGCGGATACCGTCCCACACGAGGCCTATCTCACGCGACGCGACGGTTGTGACGGAGAGGTTGGACGGATCAGTATCGACCGTCTCGGTATAGGCCCACCCACCTTCGTCACCAGCTGATTCTGCTCTGACGCGGAAGCGGTGGCTGTTTGTAGACGGAGTGGCCGAATACGTGATTGATGTGCTTGCTGTCGTGGTAACTGCTTCATACGCGCCACCCTGTTCGCTTACTTCGACTACAAAATTTGCGTCACCGTCGTAGTTCCATGAAACATCTATTTGGTCATCACCGGTAACTGTTTGAGATACCCCAGACGGAGTACCTGTTATTTGTGCGACCTCTTCATTAGAGAGCAGTGATCTCCCATTTTCTACCGCCTGGACAGCATAGTAATTATTACCATTTTCCGGAGAATCATGTACTGCAGTTGTTGAAGATGTTGATGAAATAATAGTTGTGTAAGAGTTACTTTCGTCGGGAGACCCGTCCACATACTGGCTTTCGGGGTTCCATAAGACATCAAACGTCTCGGCCGCGGGGTGGCTCCAGGACAGATCTACTTCTCCAGCTGTAGAGCTAACAGAATCAATGTTCAGAATCGGCGGTCTTGTATCCCATACTCCAACTTCTGTTATTGGCAATTCTGAATCATCTGCAGTGATTTGGGCAAAGGAACCCGTGTCGTCAGCAAAAAAGGCCCAATCAAAATCAACAGAACCGGGCGACGAGCTTTGCGCTTCAATCTCAAATTCTATCACAGGGTGTGAATCAATATCGATTGTGATGTCTTCGGAGTGGTTGAGAGACCATGGCCCCGAATTGTTCGCCAACAACTCTCCGTCATTAGCGTCGCGGACCCAGAATTCCCCATCGGCAGTATCTTTATCATCACCGATACTGGCCGGTTGTATGTAGAACGTAACAGTGTATTCAGACACCATCTACAGTCTCACCTCCTCACGCGCCACAAGCCCCTGTTCGACGCCACTGTCCACCGTACTCGTCGCTGCAATTGGGTCGATCATGGTCTGTAGGTCCGCCGGGATCGCCTCCCTCACACTCTCCGGGATCCACACCCCCACCTCTGAGCGCCCGCGCTCCAGCTCGACGTCGAGCGCGTAGACGTCGCCCTCCTCGACACCGGCCACCGCTTCGAACTCCACCTGCGCTCGCACGGACGCCTGTCCGATGTGCACGAGATCGACGTCGACCGGCTGCCAGTCCGTATCGAGCGTGCCGGGGTACGCCGGGAGATCGACCGCCGACCAGCTGTCGGCGCCGGCGTCGTACGCCTCGACGTCGAGGCTCGCCGTGGCGTCGGCGTTGGTTGGCTCGTCGATCGTGAGGCGGAGGAGGCCGTTCTCGAACACCACGCTGCCGGTGAATTCGTGGTCGCGAGCGAACACCGACTGCCACGCCCGCACCCGCCCGCTGTCGCTCTCGATGAACTTCGAGTCGCGGCCACGCGTGTCGTAGACACGGACATCCACGGCGGGCTGGGCGTCCTTCTCGACGTCGTAGATGAACACCGGGTCGTCGATCGACAGCGCCGTCGCGTCGTACAGATCGACGTCGCCGAACTCGGTGGAGATCGTCTCGACCGGCGTCGGCTGCACTCGCTGTGTCGGCGACGACGTCGAGTCGACCGCGCGGACGAGTCGCGCCGCTGCTGGAACGCCCACCAGGGCATCCGTCTCGTTGCCGAACGGGTGTCCCGGCGAGGGCTGCGAGGGCGACGTTTCGAGCGCTTGGAACTGCGACTTCCGCGTGCCGGCGCTTGTGAGCGAGAGCGTGTACTCCCAGATGTCGCGCCCGCCGGCGTGGACGGGCTCGACTTGTGCGCTCTCGATCTGGTAGTAGCCTGCACGGTTACCGGCGCCGCCGTACAGCGGCACCGCCGACACCGATGAGTCGGCCAACTCTTCGAGCTCGTTCGCGAGCAACTCGGAGTAGTACGACCCATAGGCGTATCGCCCGGTCAGTGTGAGGTCGGCCGCCTGCGAGGAGAGCGCCTCGACGATCGCGTCGCTGCCGAGCACGCCCTGCTCGGAGAGTTGCGTGCCGAGCGCGTCCTGCTCGGTCGGGACGGTCGCCTCGGGGATCGGGATCTTGTAGATGGTTGCAGTCATGAGTTAGTAGTCGTTGATGACGTCGCCGAGCTGGTCGACGGCCGTTGCTGCGGCGTCGGTGAAGTCGTCGATGAGCTCGTCGACGTCGGGGACGATCGTCGTCTTCTCCATCTCGAAGGTGTACGAGACAACGGACGGATCGTCGGTCGAGCTCTCCGTCCGAACAGACAGCAACGCAACCGGTATTGGTTCGTTGTACACGCCTGCCTCAGACGCGTAAGTCCCGTCCGACCACTCGCCCGTGTAGAGAAGCAGTTGGCCGCCGGAGTCGGTCCGCGCCTCCGCGAGCCACCGAAACAGCACGTCTCGCTTCGTGTTCGGTGGGACGTCGCCTTCGGCGTCGTAGACGTTCGCCTCGCCGGCAGCGCTGGAGCCGTCTCCCCAGCGGAGATCCTCGTCCCCGGTGCCGGCCTTCGCAGTGTAGTTGAACTGGTCGCGCCCTGCCCCGGCGTCCAGGTGGAAACCCGCCCGGCGGTCGAGATCGGCGTCCGGGAGGATGTCGATCGGGTCGAGATCAGAGGCTTGCGAGTACAGCTCGCTGAGGACTTGGCCCCGTCCGCCGACGAGGTAGTCGTGAGTGAGCTCGCGGTTGGGCTCGTGCTCTCGGAACTCGAAGACGCCCGTCCGGTCGAACGCTGATACCTCTAGGACGGCTCTATCGTGTAGTGGCATGTGTGTCTGAAAACGGTGCGCGGTGACCGTCGCGCGGCGGGAGTCAGTCGTCCGGGTCGTCGACGACCAGTGCTTCAGATTGCTTTTTCGCGCGGAGCTGGTCTTCGCGGATCCGAGCGAGCGTCCCACGAATCTCGGTGAGGTGGGCATCACGCTCAGACGCATGCGCGCTGACGACCATCGCCGTCACGCCGCTCGTCACGGCGACGAGCACGACCGCCGACAGGGTGGCCGTCGAGCTCACCAGTCGCAGGTGAACGATCAGCGCGGCGAGGATGACGCCGGCGCCGATGACGGCCCGAGTGGCGCTCTGGTTCATACTTGAAACGGGGTGCTGTAGGGGCATAAGGCTCGGTCCAAGCGTCACTGTGTGATGTCGCGTTCGAGCGCGGTGAGGTCGCGCTGGAGTTCCTCGACGGTGTCTTCGAGCTTGTCGAGGTCACGCTGCACGCCATCCTCGATCTTGGAGACGATCCGGTCGGCGAACGAGTCGAGCCGGCGCGGATCGACGTCCACGCGGTAGGTCGGAGAGTGGGTGACCGTCACCTCCCTCCCTGCTGCGGATGACGTCTGCGATCCGTTGGACTGTGTTCCCGTTGGATCGCCGGGGTTGCGACCGATCGTGATCCCGCGGTCGCCGCCGACTTGGATGCCGCCGTTCCCAACCGTGATGCCGTTATCACCACCCAACTGGATGCCTCCAGACGAGTCGCTGTTCGACTCTGTCGAGGCTGACCCTGCGCCATGAGCCTGGACGTCCACCGTGATCGGACCGACCGCTTCGACAGGCAGCGGCTCACGATCCACCGGTAGTGGGTCACGTTGTACAGGCAGCGGGTCGCGGTCCACTGGAAGCGGGTCACGCTGTACCGGCAGTGGATCGCGGTTGACGGCGACCGTGTCGGGCACGCCGAGGTTGATGTCCGGCCCGAGGTCGAGATCAGGGGCCTCGAACGTCGGCTTGACCGTCGGCGTGAACTCGATGTTGCGACCGGTGAGCTCGTCGAGCCACCCGGGGCGTTTGACGGTGAGTGTCGTGTCCTCGACCGTCACCGTCGAGTTCGTGATCGCAGAGCTGATCGTGTTCCCCAGTGCGGTCGCAGCCGTCCCCGTCAGCACGTCCGTGATCGCGTCGGCGACCGTTCCACCAGTCTCGATCGCTGCATCGCCAGCAGTCTCACCAGCGACGCCGAGCAGCTCCGTGAAGACCCCGCCGGCGCCGCCACCGTCACCACCGCCGACCTTGTCTTCGATCTCTTCGAGGTAGATGACTGCCTCCTCGAGGAGGTCCGTCCGCGTGCGCTCCATCTGGAAGGACTGCCGCCCACGTCGGGACGCACCGGCGCCACCACTACCGCCCGCCTGGGCAGACATTGCCCCGCCGTCTGTCACGCCGATCTCGACGGCGCCGAGCTCCGACTCGATCTGCTTCTGGACGTTCCGAAGCGACTCATCGGAGACGACGAGGTCGAGCTCGGCTAGCGTGCCAAAATCACTCATAGTGGGTGTTGGGCGGCGTAGTCAGCAAGCAGTTCGAGGTACGGCGTCGGCGTCGAGAGCGCCTCATCGTACGACATGCCGTGGGCGAGTGCCACGACGATCAGGTAGTCGAGTCGGGCGGCTGGGCTGAGGTCGCCTCGCTGTCGGTCGCCGACGATGACTTGCTGGATCCGTTTCCCTCGTCGCTCGCCGTTCCGAGACCGTTCGCCTTCGCCTCGAGCCACTTCACAACCGCAGGATGCAGACAGGCCGCGTTCGCGAACGTCTCATTCAGGTCGTCCTCGACGAACGGCCCAGCCTCGACGCTCGCAGCGACGAACCAGATCCGGAACTCATCCTGACCGGCCTGCTCGGGCACCTCGCGGTGCATCATCGCCTCCTCGCCGGCGTTCATCGCGCCGACGGTGAGCTCTGTGTCGGTGGTCCAGTCTCCCTCCGACGTCTGCCAGTCGAGACCGTTTCGCCAGTAGGTGAGCGTGCTTTTCCGGTCACGGATCACGGCTGCGTCGTCGGTGTCCTCGTCGAGGCCGTCGAGTGCATCCTCGAGCGCCTCGATCCCTTCAGTGAGCTCTGCGCGTGCATCGTCGACGGTGAGTGTCTGGGTGGTAAGCATTAGGCGGTGGTGACGGTCGGCGTGATGTCCGTAACGTGCCAATCGATCGGCTCGGAGAGGCTGGTGTCGGCGGCAACGAGATTCGACCAGTTGTACGACGTCGGCTGAAGGTCAGAGAGGGCGTACTCGATCGTGTCGCCCTGCCCGTTCTCGAACGTCACGGAGCCGGGTACCTTGCCGATCTGTTCGTAGTCACTCATGTCGACATCGTCGACGGCCGCGGCGAGCTGGTCACGCTCGGTGAAGATGGCATCCGTACTGAATGCCGGCTCAATAGCCCCCGTAACTGCATCGTACGGATGCCGGCCCTGCCCCCGACGGAAGCGCGAGAGCCCGGCCAGCGAGATCGTCGTCGACTGCATCAGCGGCTGGTTCAGACCGTCGACCGAGAAGGTCGCGCCGTGATAGCTGAACGCGTCCTCGTCAGACGGCTGCTGGATCGCCCCATCGGCCGGCGCCGTGACGTCGTCCGGCTCGAAGCCGTAGATCCCGGTCAACGACACGCGGATGTCCGAAGCACGCTCGTAGACGACCTCCGCGTCGGTGATGATCGTCCCGGTCGGCGTCCGCGGCTCGACCGTCCCGTCGGGAAGTGTGGTCGCGAAGTACCACGCCGACGACGGCGCCGTCGTGGTCGACGTCGGGAGTGCGGTCCCGCCGTTCGCGAACACGAGATCGTGCCAGTTGGCGTCGGTGAGCGTGAACTCGAGGCCGATCCCACCCTCGAAGTCACGCGGCCGGGAGCCAGCGGGAAGCGGGCTGTCTGGGTGGCGACTGCGTTCGAGTGCCTGCTGAACCGAGAGGTCCGAAACGGCGACGTCGATGCCGGGTTGGATCCACGTTGGATCAGCTCCCGGCCCGGCGCCGAACTCGGGCTCCGGCGTGAAGGCCACTTCTGCAGACCCTGCGCCAGGCACTACTGTTCACCTCGGGTTATCGTATGAATGGATTCTGTCATGGTGTATCCGTGTAGCCGCGGAGCAGCACGTCGAACTCGGCGCGGTAGAAGTCCGAGTGCTCGGACTGCGCGTCGTCGACGTTTGTGATCGTGAGGTCGCGATACGACACGCCGGGGCGCCCGACGTCGGGGTACGACATCGCGCCCTGGACGGCGTCGAACACGCTCCGGAAGGGTGCTTCGAACGGGACGCCGTCGGTAGACGGATGCTCGATGTGCCCGCGCTTGGCCGCCGACAGCCCCTCTAGTCGAATCGACACCGCCGTCTGGAGGTCGTACCGTCGTCCGGGCCCGACCGGTGTCGGGTTGGTCGTCTCGCTCGCGACGCCGACGAAGTTGGCTCGCTGCAGCTGCTTCTTCCGCGTCTGGATCGGCGTCTGCATGTCGAGCGTTTCGTCCGTCTCGTAGACCGTCGACGTGTCCCGGTTGACGCGGAACAGTGGGTGATCCTCCGGTTGGGCGTCGGCGACCGGGCCGAGGACGTCCTCGAGGAGGAATTGTATCTCGTGTCTCATCGGAACTGAGCCTGTAACCAGTTGAGTGTGTCTCGGATGAACCGGGACTCGGGGAGGCCAGAGACCTCTACCTTCTGCAGGTACACGCGGTAGCCGTCGTCTTCGGGTTCGAACTCTTCACGGACCCACTCGGGTGGATCTTCCCAGACGAACGACAGCGCGTCGGCGTTCTTCGCTTCGACGACGTGCTCGACCGTGCCGCGCTCGAAGTAGATCGCCGGCTCAGGCCATCCGAATCGAACAACGACACGGTCGCCGCGCCGGACGATCTCCGTCTCGCCCGCCTCGATGATCGGCTTGACGTCGTAATCGTGCTCACTGCCGTACGCTTCGAGAATCTCGTGGGCGTGAGCCTGAACCTGCGGCGCGATCTCCTCGCGGGCGTACTCCTCGAGCTTGTCGAGAACCTCCTCACGCGCGTCCTCGACGAAGTTCGGGAGCGAGGTCATCACTCGCCCCGCGGATCGGTCTCGGGCGTCTCTGCGACCCCTGGTTGCCCATCACCCTCCTCATCGTCCGCCCCGTCGGCGAGCTCCTGGGCGTCGTCGACGGCGGCGCTCATCGTCGAGTGGCCGAACACCGAGTAGCCCCCGGCGAGGATGATCGCGAGGACGACGACCTCCCAAAGCGTCCCGAGCTCGTCACCGGTCAGCTGACCGTGTGCCCACAGCGCGACGACCACCGCGATCACGCTGGCGCCGACGCCGGCGCGGAGCGCACGGTAGGGGCGATTGGGTGGCGTCATAACGATGAGAACCCGCTGTACTCGGCGGCCGTGTCCTCGTAGGCCGCCTTCAGCGCCTCACTCCGCGAGGTCCGACTCGCCAGCTGGCCGTTGTCGGGGATGTCGAGCGCCGTGTTGTCGCTGAGTGCGAGCATCGACGCCGCTTTCGCCGCGACCGCCTCGCGGACGTCCGGCGGCGCGCTCTCGACGACGTTGTCCGCGTTGATCTGCACTTCCTCGCCGAGCGGGCCGTACCGGTAGGTCAGCCGGACAAAGCTCGTGTTCGGATCGTCGCGGCGCGAGATGGCGAGCCGGCGCTCGAACACTCGGAGGCGTCGACGCCGGTAGTCGAGCGCCCACGCGTCGCCCTCCTCGTCGGTGACGTCGTCCCACTGGCTGCGCCCTGAGCGGATCTCGATGGCGTCACCCTCGGCAGGATCGAGTGGCATCGGCCGAGCGTTGTCGAGGATGACCGTCGCCGGCGACCACGAGCTCGCGTCCTGAACGTCGTGGACTTCCCAGCTGCGAGGCTCGTCGACGGCGCCGACACGCACGGGATGGAATGCCCGCCCGGTGCGGTTGACCCACTTCTCGGTCGCGCTCGCTGCGCGCTTGATCGCCCGGTCACGAGTGTGCTCGGGTACCGTTGCCGGATCCGTGTCGGGATCGAGCGCCAGCAGGACCTCGTTTGCGGTGGCGTACCGGATCGGGTCAGCGGCGGTGGACATCAAACGTCAGTCCTCGCTGCCGTCGGTGACCTCGAGTTCGGAGATCTCGGTGTCGCCGTTGACGACGTCGGCTGCGGTCTCGACCGTCGCCGGGTCGAACCGGGTGAGGAAGTCGGCCATGTCAGTGAGCCCGGCGCTCTCCAGGTCGATCTCGACATCGACGGGCTCGAGATCGTCGCCGAGCACGTCCTCGATCACGTCGCGGGCTCCCGTGCGGTCGTCGCCGAGGCGCTCAGCCCGGTAGAGGGCGTTGAGTGAGTCGACATCCCGCTTCTCGTTCTCGTCCGTGTCGAGCTCCTCTTCGAGCTCACCAATGGTGTGCTCGCCGGGATCGAACGGCGGCGCCGGTGCCTGTGCCTCCCGAAGGACGGTGACGATCTCCGACGCCTCCGACCGGGAGAACCGGCCGGTGTACTCGTCAGAGCGCTGCGTGGAGACCGACACCTCGTCGTCGGCCTCGACGCCGGCGATCTCTCGGAGCTGGTTGCGGTAGGGCTCCTCGTCGTCCTTCTCGAACACCCGTCCGGCATCGTCGAGGTCGAGCTTCTCCATGACCTTCTGGCGCTTCCAGCGGTCGAATCCTTCGTAGAACGCCTCGGGCGGGAGGTAGTTCCGCTCGAGTAGCGCCTCGGCGAGTCGCTTGGCGTCGTAGATTACCTCAAAGTCGTTGCGCGACTCCAGGGCGTGGACGCCGATGTTGCTGTTCTCGACGTGGTTCGGATCGAGGTAGGTCGGCAGCAGCGCCAGGTAGACGCGACCGGCCTGGAACTTGGCCGGACCGTTGTACCCGACGCGCTGCCGGATGTCGTGGTCCGTCTTCGTGGACTGGTCGCCGACGTACCGAAAACCGACGAACTCGACTTCGGCGTGATCCTTCTCTTCGAAATCGCGTGCGCTTGCAAGTGTACTGATGGGCATGGTGTGGTTACTGAGTAACGGTGGAAATGGTCTCGACACGGTCCTCCCGCGCCGCCTCGACGAAGTACTCCGCGTCGACTTCGAGCACTGTGGTGTCGCCGTCGTAGACATACACCGTGCGCTCGTCGTCGCGGCGCCAGTGCGTCCCCTCGACTTGGCGGACGTACTGTGTTCCGTCGATCAGGACGGTGATGGTGATGGTGGTAGTGTCGCGGTCGCTCATGTGTGGTTACTCGCCGATATCTCTCAGAAGGCCACAGCTGCTGAAGTCGCGATTGACGGCCTCGTGGTCGAGCTTCATGAGCGCCTGGTCGCGGTAGTTGCCGGTCGCGAGGTACCCCTGCGACTGACCACGGCCGGCAGTCTCGACGTACGGCTCCTGGAACTGCTCGATCGCGAGCCGCGGCTGCCCGCGGATCGTGTCCGTCGGGACGAGGAAGATCGACGAGATGTCGCCGTGCTTGATCGCGTGCTGGTTGCCGATGATCGGGATCCCGTCGTAGTCGCGGAACCGGGCCGTCCCCGAGAGCCCGCGAATCGTCTCGGCGTCGCCGACCTCCTCACGCCGGTAGTCCGCCATCGCGGCGTTGTTCCGGACGTTGTTCCGATCAGCCGCAAGCTCCGACAGCACACCCGCGGTGTCGTGGCCCGTGAGGATCGCCGTGTCGTTGTAGACGTCGACGTCGGCGAACTCGTTCATCGAGTTCAGGAAGCCCGAGAACAGGTCGTTGTTCAGCTGGCGGACGCTTGCCGCGTCGAAGTCGACGTAGGAGTCTGCCCAGTCGTCATTCGACCGGTCGACGTTCCCGTAGTCGAGGTCACCGTCGTTGTAGGCAGCCCCGTTGGGGTCCTGCGCCTGCGCCTCCTCGTCGCTGGAGGCGATGACGCGGTCGAGGCTGGTGAGCTGGTCGGTGGCGCCGTACTGGGCGTCGCCGGACATGACGGCCTTTGCGAGGCCGTCGCGGTCGATCGCGAGGTCCAGCTGCTCCTGCTGGGTCTGCCAGAACTCCTCGAACCCGACCGCGTCTTCGATGGCCGCGTAGATCTCCTGCAGGTCCGACACCTCGATGACGGTGTCCGACCGCTTGGGATCGAACTCGACCTCCTCGACGCCCATCGTCTGGCCGTCCGGAACCGACCCACCCTCAGTGTGGGTCTGGAGGTCGACCGGATTCGTGGCCGCGCGGTAGGCCTTTGCGGTGACTGGCCCCTCGAGCGAGGCGTTGAAGCGGTCGACTTGCGAGAGCGCGTTGAACCACTCGTGTTCCTGGTTGTACTGCGCGTACAGCGTCGCCGTGAAGATAGCGTTGACGTGGGCCTCGGTCGAGGTGTCGTACTGCGCCCGCTGGAGCAGGCCATCGTCCCAGTCGAGCGGGACGTCGCCGACGATGTTGCTCTCGAGGAACCGGCCGGGGCTGTTCCCGCCGGCGTAGTTCATGAACGGGTGCCCTTCAGCGCTCACGCGTCATCACCCCCGGTGACCGCGCCGGCTTCACCGACGGTCTGAGAGTCGTCGCCCGGCGCCGTGACGACCGTGTCGTCGGTCGTCGCGAAGTTGCCCTTCTGGTCGACGGTGTCGACGAGCTGATCGGCGAGGTCCTCGTCGCTCGACAGCTTCTGAGCGACCGCGCCGGCCATCTCCGAGATGACCCCGTCGGCCGTGACGGCATCCGCGATGCGCTCGTCGATGTTGTCGAGTTTCTGGTCGACCTTCTCCTCGAGCATCTGGTCGACGTCGTCGCCGTACGGGTCGTCGTCCGGGTTGTTGCCCGCGGTGTCGACATCGCCGTTCTCGGGCGTGTCGCCGGTGTCGCCGTGTCCCTCGACGGTGACGCCGGGGACGTTCTCGGAGACCCACTCGGCGGCGGCCTCCTGCGTGTCCTTGCCGACCGACTCGGCGTAGTTCTCGACGGTGTCTCGGGCGTCCGAGCCGCCGATCTCCTCGACGAGGTCGATCGGATCCATCTGGTCGTCGTCGTTCTCCTGCTTCTGGTCAACGCCCGGGTCGTCCGGGGTCGTAGTCTCGGTGTTGTTTTCCATGTCTGCTGTGTCCGTGTTGGTCTCTGCGCGCTGGTCGATCTCGGCGCCGCCCAGCTGCTCGTCGGCTGCAAGTGCGTCGAACTCGTCGACGAACAGCATGGGATCCATGCGGTCGGCCGCCTCGGCGGCAGCCGACAGCAGGTTCATGACGGCCGGCTCAGAGAACGAGGTGCGGTCAGCGATCATGCTGGCCGCCGTCCGCATCTCCTTCTGGTCGACGTCGTCGCCGTCGATGGCGGCGAGCTTCTGGTCGACCGACTCGTCGAGCGTTCGCATCTTCGATACAACTTCGTCTGGGTCGACGTCGTCGCCCGCCTTCTGGTCGACCGTCTGGAGGATCTCGAACGGCGAGGGGTCCTCCGGAAGGTCACCCAGGACCGTACGGGCTTTGCCGTCGACGGTCGGGGTTCTCCCGAATATGCTCATGTGTCCTGTCAGAATCGCTGACCCGTTTCCAGATGGCGGCGGTCGGCCGCTGTCCCACACCACGCCGGCGCAGGACGTCTTTCTGCAGTCAGTGGTCAGCCAGTGCTAGAGGCGGTCCTCGATCCGGCCGGCGAGGCTGTTCCGGCGCCGGAGTCGACGCCGAACCGCCGCCTCGAGAACGCCGCCGTGCTTGAAGTCGACGACGTCGAAGTCGGCCGCCGGGTTCATCACCTGGCTCTCGTGGCCGAGCGTGACGGCGTGGAGGTCACAGTCGACAGTCACCCGCGTGCCGTCGTTGCGCCGGTGCTCCTGGTTGGAGTAGACGGTGACCGAGTAGCCACCGTAGTCGCCGCTGAGACAGCGGAGCCGCGCCATCTTGGACTTCGTCGTCTCGTTGCCGAGGTTCGCGACGAGTGTGAACTCCTCGTCGTCGACGGTCGTCTCGTAGTGGACGCCCTCGTCGGTGGTCCACTCCCAGACCGGGACGCCCACGGGGACGTCGTCGTGTCTCGTCGAGATGATCCCCGGCTCGCGGGTGCTCTCGAGATAGCGGTCGAGGCTGTCGGCGACCGCGTCCATCTGGATCTGCTGGCCGCTCCGGTCGACGATCTCGACGCTCGCGGGCCCCTCGATGATGAAGTTCTCCGCCTCGAAGACGGCGTGTTCCCACTCGTCGGGGACATCTTCTCGGGAGATGCGCCGGTCGTGGATCGGCCCGTCGGCGTCGACGGACTCGCCGATCGCCGCCTTTCGGTCGACGTCTCCGTCGACGAGGTGGTTGAGTACGCGGATGCTCATGGTCAGTAGGCGATCGTCGTGCCGGTCGTGGTGTCGTCGGCGCCGACCCACTGGTTGTTCGCCGGATCCGACGTGTATGTGCCCGCCGCCGGCGTGCCGGTCCCGTCGTGAGCGGCCTGGACGCCGGCCTCGCCCGGCGCCGGCGCGTCATCGGCGGTCAGGTCTTGGGGTGTCGCCCGAAGCACCGTGGCCTCGAAGCCGAGTTCCGCAGTGGCGAGGGCCCACGCGTCTCCCGTTCCGACGTAGATGTCGTACGGGCGAGTGCCGGCCGTGACCTCCGCAACGCGGCCCTCGGTCGGTGAGTGTCGCGGGAGGTCGTCGGTGTTCGCTACCTGCTCGACGTCGTCGGCGACGGCACGGATGAGCGTGGCCAGTGGCAGCGCGCTGTTCTCGATGGGGGCAAGTGTCGTGTCAGTCATGTCTGGGAGTCAGAGGGGTCGGAAGCAGGTTGGTCGGGAGCAGGGGTGTTCGTCTCGCCGGTGTCGTCAGGTGGGTTCGCGGCGCCGGCGTCGCCGCCACCGTCGGGCTCGCCCTCCTCGGGAGGTGGTTCGTCCGCCGGCGTCGTAGTCTCGGGATCCATCGGCGTGATCTCCTGGTCGGGGATCTGCAGCTGGCCATCCTCGACAGCCACCGCGGTGCCGGTCTGCTGAGCCTTCTCGATCCCCTGGAGAACTTCGAGGGGCGACAACGACTCTCCCTCACTCTCGGGGGCGACGTACGCGAGTTCCCAGTCGCAGTGACCTTCGACGCGCTCGATGAGCTGACACAGCGTGTCGAGCGCCTTGTCCTGGGTGTCCTGGTGAGCGCTCGCGACGGCGCCGTTCGTGATCTCGACCTGCGTCCCCTCGGCGTTGAGTCCACCAGCGTCCGAGAGTTCATTCTCGAAGGCGTCGGAGACCCCGAACATCGCCCGAATCTGCGACATAAGTCGCTCGACCATCGGCTCGCGGCCGTTGATCCCGGCCGACGTCGACAGGTCGAGGATGTCGATCTCCACGTCGTCGGGGTTGCCCTCGTACATGAGTCGGCCCTCCTCCCACGGGTTCTTTTGCTCCTCTTCGGACAGCGAGGCCCGCAGGCTCTCCCGGACGTTCTTCCCATAGGCGACGAGGAACTTGTCGGGGAGCTGCTGGTCGTTCTGTGGGTTGAGGTACTGCAACTCGTAGTTGCGCGACCACTGCAGGATGGCCTGGAGCTTGATCAGCGGGAGGATCGGTGACCGGCCGTCAAGGCCGTTCAGGATGGGGAAGTGCCGCGCCCAGTCGATGACCTCGTGTTTGAGGAAGAGGCGCTTGACGTCGTTGCTCCGGTGTTTGACCTCCGCGTAGCCGACCTCTTCGAGGCGAGCGTGACACTCGGGACAGACTTCGACCGGGTGATCGGCGCCGTCTTCGAACGTGAGCGCGTCGTGTTCCCAGTACTCCTCGCGGTGGGCGGGACAGGTCCACCACCCACCGTGACGGTTCTGTTCGTCGAGAACCGGGCGGACGCGGCTCGGATCCGCGTGGACGAGCTCGTCGATCGCCGTCGCCTCCCACCGGCCGGCTGACTCGACCGTGCGCCCCGCGACCTGCGTCTCGCTCTCCACGTGTTGGTACTGCAGGCGGGCGAGGATCGTCGAGACGCCGTTGAAGGACTGGTAGTTCTCTTCGTACTTCATCAGCGACGCCAGCGACTGCCCGTCGTCGTTGACCGAGGCGAAGAGCTCGGCGAGCCGCTCCTTCTGGGCCCGAGACGGCGTCTCGAAGTCGGCCTCGCCGCAGACCTCACAGACGTCGCGCTCCTCATCGTACGAGGTCCCGCAGTTGGTACAGCGGGCGGCGAACGCCGGCGTGAGCACTGGGAACTGGTTCCGGTACATCTCGTCGCGGAACCGTTTGACCGTCGTCGCGAGCTCTGTCGAGTTGAGCGTGAACGACTGCAGGTCGAGCTTGCTCCAGACACCGCCGCGGTCCGAGATGCGGGGGATCGGCCCGACGTCGTCGACGTGGCTGTTCGACCGACCGCCCGAGGCTTGTGGTGTCGACGATATCTGCCCTCCGAGCATCTGCTCGACATCGCCGTCGGGCCAGTCGATTGCGACCAGCTCGCCGCCGTCGTCCTCGCCGAGCGTCGTCGTGCGTGGTTCGTCGTCAGTCATCGTGATCAGTGTTGGAGAACATCGTGTTACCAGTCGAGGTGGTCGAAGTCGTCGCTCGACACGTGGTCGACGGAGCCGTTGGGGCCACGCGACGCGATCTCGAGAGCGTCAAATCTGTCGTCGTGAGCCGCATCCGGGAACGGCAGCCACTCCTCACGGATGAACGACTCCCAGCGCTCGTTCTCCGTGCTCGCCACCTTCACTTTCCCCTGCTGGAAGCGGTTCGCGAGCCGGTGAAGGCGCTGCTCCTTCTCGCCCTCGGAAGCAGTGGGCGTCACCCGGACGTCGACGTTGTCCTCGATCGTCTCGGCGATCTCCTTGCCGTCGAAGTTGCTTTCGACGAGCAGCTCGCCGACCGGGTAGTCCGAGAGATGGACGCCGACGAACTCGGTCGCCGCCTCCTCCCACATGTACCCACGGTCACGCCAGGTGTCGACGGCGTACTCCTGGTCGTTCTCGCGGTCGAACGCGTACACCGCGAGCGCCCAGTAGTCTGTCTCCCCGCGCTGCTCGGCGGCGAGGTTGTTCGGGTTCGCGAAGTCAAGCCCCGCGTACCACTCCAGCGACGACCAGTCCTCGCGCGGGATCGGGTCGACGAAGCGCAGCCAGTCGAGGTCGAGGACGCGCCCGATGGCTGCCTCGGGGTTCTGCTGGTTCTCCGCCCGCCACAGACCCGCGCTGCCGTCCTTCGAGACGACCTTCGTCAGCAGCGTCTCGGGCGCCTCGAACGCGGGCCACAGCGTCCGGAACTCGGTGTCCGGCCCGGCGCGGATCCCGTCGTCGATGATCTCGACGTCCGCCGGCACGTCCCGGATGGAGTCGTAGACCTCGCCGTTCGTGGCGTGGACCTGGTACGTCTCGTTCTCGATGACGTGCCAGTCCGGGGTCGCCCGCCAGATGCGTGCCGCCCATCCTGGCCGAGAGACACCGCGGGCGATGCAGTCGTCCCACTCCGGGTTGTTTGTCGACAGGACGTGCTCGCGGTACACGTCCTCGGGCGTCTTGCGCGTCCCAATGACGATGTTCAGCGACTTGTGCGGCAGGCAGGTCGCCCCGGCCTTCGCCGAGACGTTGTCGTAGAACTCCTCGAAGTTCTCCGAGATGGTACCCCGCAACGCCGTCGTCTGGTTGGTGAGCGTCGCGATGTCGTCGTAGATGATGACGTCGTAGTGCGACCCCGTGTCCGACGTCCGGATGGAGAGCGGCTCGAGCGTCGGCTCGATGTTGTGCGTGCCCGCCTCCAGCTGGAGCGTCGTCTTCGAGGAGTCGTACACTGAGACGCCGTACCGCTCGCACGCCTCTTCGATCGACGCGACCGCCGTCTTCGCCCGCTTGTCGGCGTGCTTCTTCTTGTGCGAGACGATGGCCATCCGGATCTCCGGGAAGTTGACCGCGAGCCACGCCGGCGCGACGTTGATGGTCGACACCGTCTTCGCGTAGTTCCGCGGCCCCAGCAGCGCGAGGTTCTTCGGCGTGTGTTCCTTGTACACCGCCTCCCAGATGTGCTGGTACCAGTCCCGCAGGTGCTGAGGTGGCGCGAGGATCCCGTCCGTCCCGAGGTGCCGGATCGAGAAGGGCAGCGGGTGGGCCGTCGGTCGCTCCTCGACCAGCTTGGCGATCGACGTCGACGGCGCCGTCGACGTGGTCGCCCCGGTGTCTGTCGACATGGGTCACCGCACCTCCCGTATCTCGTGGCGGCACCAGTCGTGGACGACGTGCGCGCTCGCCGGTGGGTCGTCGACGAACCGCTGCTTCGCCTCCTGCATCAGTTCGACGACGTCGTGATACGGCAGGCCCTCGTCGGGAATCTGGTCGCGGATCCACTGACACGCCGGGTGGTCAGCTTCGGGCCCCGACCACCGGAAGCGCCGGCCGGCGAGCCGCTCCTGCCGATAGCCGCGCATCCGTGCCTGGAGGACAAGTTGGTTCAGGTGTTGGCGAGCAGTCTTGAACGCCCAGCCCGGGTTGATGTCGAACCGGGTCGCCATCGCCTCCGAGATGGAGTAGATGTCCCACGGCTCGGCGTCGAGCTCGTCGATCCAAAACTCGCGATAGTCGCTCTGCCGGATCGCCTCCTGGTCGTCCGGCGTCGCCGGCGGCTCGAGCGCGAACTCGCGCTGGGCGACGTCGACGATGTTGTCCCGGACGAAGTCTGGCATGTTCTGCGAGCGGGCGAAGTCCGGCTGCTTGTTCTCGTACCGGCCGAATCGGCCCTTGTGATCGACGTGGTCGGGGAGATCGGCGTGGTCGGCGTCGTGGAGGCGAGCCGCGACGTGGAGAGCGAGTGGCGTCATGCCTTCAGGTCCTCCTCGAGGTCGTCGATCATCTCGCGAGTGTCCTCGTCGAGACCGTGGCTGTGGTCGTGGTCGACCTGCCCGTCGACGTTGACGTCGAGTTCGTCGGCGCCGAGCAGTCCCATCTCCTTCAGCCACTTCCGATCCTCCTTCCGGAGGCGCTGTTGCGTCTTCACGACGACCGACTCCTTGTAGCGGACTTCCTCTCGGAACTCACTCTGGGAGGCCTTCACCCGCGTCTCCCGATCGACGAGCGCGTTCCCGGAGTGGAGATCGTCGGGACGGTCGACCGCCCAGTTGTCCGCGTGGATGATCTTGATGTGGTTGACCGCGATCTCCGAGAGCCGCGCCTTCTCGCCGACGATCGGCTCGGCGTTGATCTCGCGGAACTTCTCGACATAGCTCCGGTAGATGTCGTCGCAGAGCTCACGGAGCGCGTCGTCGATGACCTCCGAGTAGAAGCGGTTGCTCTCGACGTACAACGCGTGAGTGACCGCGTTCGTGTTGTCGTCGGGAGCTGCCCCGCCGTCGTTGCCCACGGCGTTGTCGTTCTCCTCGGGAGCTGCCCCGCCGCTGTTGCCCTCGGCGTTGGTGTTCCCATCCGGCGCACCAGAGCCTTCAGAGCCACCGTGGGAGTGGCACTTCCCGTGACTCCCCTTCGCCGGCTGGGTACAGCGCTCGCCGGTCGAGCTCGCCGGATCGACGATGCACTGTCCCCACTCGCCGTAGTCCCGCTCACCGGTGATCGCGGTGGCTTCGGGGTGGGCGTTTTCGTGGAAGTTTTCTCTGTGCGCCATGAGGTTGAGTTTGAGTTTGTTTTACAGACAGGTCGATATCGGCCCAGTGAGGTGCGCTCGCGTGTTATTCCGCATCGGCGTTGTTGTTTCAGAACGCGAGGTCCAGCGTCTCGAGCGCCCGCTCGGTTCGGTTTGAGGGTGTGTACCCGGTGATGAAGGCTCGGTGTCGGGCTTGGTCCCACGGAACATCGGCGCCGTCGTCGGGCGTCGGGAGTGAGAGGTCGATGACGGAGTCGTCCTTACGGAGGAACCAGTGCGCGCCCTCGTAGGCTGGGTCGACGTCGCTCCAGTCGAGGCGGTAGACGTCGTAGGTCTCGCGATCGCCAGTGGCGTGGAAGTACGCCTCCGCGAGGAGGTAGCACGCGCCTTCAACGGGATCGACGTCGTCGTAGTCGTACTCGTCCTTGCGGACGCCCGGGTTTTCCCGAACGTACTCGCGAAGTCGGGCTGCGGTGTCGTCCGGTTCGACGAGGACGTCGGTCATAGAGAGCTGGAATCCTCGTCGAAGTCACCATGGAACGCAACTTGGGCCTCGATATCTGGTCGTTCGCGATCGTCGACCTCATCGAGGAACCGCACGGAAGTTCGACCACCGTGGCCGTGGATCTCTTCGGTCGCCGCGAGTCCGTCGGGAGCAGGCTTGAACGCACAGCCGTTCGAGTCTGTCTCGAGGCCGTCGTTCTCCGCGTTGCACCACTGCATGTGAACGGCGCCATCAGGGTACTCGACGCCGACGGCAACGACACCAGTCCCGGAGGTCTCGGAGACATCCTCCTCACGGACGAGTTCGAACCGCCGTGGGGTCGTCGAGGTCGTCATCCGCGCAGCTCCTCGCGAGCAGCAACCTGTGCGTCGACGTAGATGTCGACGTCGAGGAGCCGGAGCTTCGCTCGGATGAGCTCGGTCGGCTCGTCAGCGTCGACGCCGTCGAAGTACGTCGCAACCTTTGCGGCGAGGTCAGGATCACTCGCGACGGAGAGTATGTCCCACGACAGCGTCTCCATCTCTTCGAGGTCCATGTCGATATCGTCGGGCGTCGGCGCCTCGGCGATGAGCTCCTGGTAGTTCTCGGCAGCCTCGGAGTGTTCGCGATCCTGGTACTCCGCTTCGGTTTCCGGGGCAGGCTCGTCGTCCGGGAGCTCGGCGCAGATGACCTCGCGGTACTTGTCGTTCGGTCCGATCATGACGATCTCTGTGTAAGGCATCAGTTGAGGTTCTGAGGTTGCGGTTCGATGCTCCCCAGCGCGACACGGCCCGCGCACTGAGGCGATCATCAGGGTGTCGAACAGATCAGGCAGTCAGGGTCGTCGCACGTCTCGCGGTGGCTCGGGACCTCGTCGGCGACGTCCTGGATGCAGTCCATGCACTTGTCGCGGAAGTGGCCAGACGCGTTCTTCGCCTCGACCGGGTCGCCACACTCCTCGCACGTCGCCATCAGTCCTCGCCGTCAGCGTCTGTCTGGACCTCGCTGTACGCTTGGAGAAGCGCGGCGTAGTCGAGCAGCTCGACGCCGTTGTAGGCGCCGAGGATTGTGAGTCCGAAGCCACCCAGGAACGTTGGATCCCCGCCGCGGGAGATCGCGTAGAGGCCGATGGCGATCACGCCGAGGTTGACGATGATCGCGCGGAGGATCTTCAGCGCCCTCAGCATCGGCAGTGACTCACCATCCTCTCTGAGCGTGCTCTTGTACTCGTCGACGAGGTCGTCCCGGCAGTACCACGGCCGAGGGCGTTGGACGGACATCATGTGACATCAGCGTAGGGCTGGCAGTCACACGGTCTCGCCGAGGCGTGGCTGGCGCCACACTCCGGGCACTGGCCGGTCGTCGAACGATGGGTCGGGCTGGGCATCTGGAGAGGAAACGGAGGGATTAGCGTGCGATACGACTCGAACGGCGACGCCGGGGATCGAACCCGGGACGGGGGAGCTCCGTAGAGGGCTTTGGTTTCGCCACTCCCAATAGGGGCGTCCGTCACCTGGCCACAGGCGTCGCAAGGCGGCCGGTCTTGGTTGGGTTTGGAACGTCGTGTCGAGACGGTCCGAAGAAGCATGATACGCGACGTAGACAACACGTTGAGGTACCGAACGCCGGTTATGGCTGCCGGCCGCTCATTCGGCTCAACATCCCCGCAGGGTGACCTGGCCTTCCGGAGAAGGCACGCCCCACGGGACATGGATCGACCCGGACTCGAACCGGGACCTCCGCCTCTTCAGGGCGGTGCGCTCCCGTTGCGCTATCGATCCAACCGCTCGACCTTCGACTCCTCGACGCGGTACGTGAGCCCGTCGACGTCGACGACCAGGAGGCCGTCGGGCCCGGAGACGTCGCCGGCGGGCTCGAAGTCGACTGCATCGCCGACGAGGCGCCGGTCGCCGAACGGGAACTCGACGCGCCCGTACTGCGAGAGGCTCATCGCTGTGCCCTCCGGACAGCGAGTTTGGTGGCGCGCTCGTAGATCTCCCGGTCGAGTGCCTCCAGTTCGGGCTTCGCCTTCAGCTTCCGAACGGCCCGGCGGAGTGCTCGGGAGTCGACGGGGATGTCCTGCTCCTCGAGGCGGTCGGCGATCCGACTGGCTCGGCGCGTCGCTTGGACCTTCGAGTCCGTGTCCGGATCGGCGCGACCCCGGCCACCACACTCCTCGCAGAACGTCCGCGGGAGGTACACGCCACCGCCGTTGACGTTGTCGTACCCCTGAACGCCCGAGTCTGCCCGGTCGAGCTCGGTGACGGTGTTCCCCCACTGATCGCGTGTGAACTCGTGTTCGGTACGGATCCGGGCGAAGCACTCGCTGCACACCTCGGGGTTCGTCCAGAGATAGCGCTCGAACACGCGGGCTGGAACGACGTCGCGACGAGGCGCGAACTCATCGAGTGACTGTTGGGTAGTGGTAGACATGCGGGAACAGGCAGGAGAAGCGCAGTGCTGTCGGACTGACCCTGTCATCGCCCTCTCAGGCTCGGGACCATGTGGCGGTGCCGTCGTCGACCATCTGTTGCTTGCCCCTAGGCTTAAGTCGACCCCCGAGCGCCATTTTGTCGCTCACTCGTTGACCTGCCATTCCGACTGTGGCGGATCCGTGTGTCGCGGCGAGCACGAGACCATCCCCTCCTCGTGAAGTTGGCGAAGTGCGCGACGGATCGAACGCTGCGGGCGAACCGTCTCGTAGGCGATCTGTCTGAGTGTTCGGGGATTCCCCTCGTTGCGGAGGTGGAGGTACACGACTGTGGCCGTCGGTGGGAGCTCGGCGAGGTGTTCACGCGTCGGTCGAGGGAGATCGGCGACGTCGGCGGTCTCGCTCATATCCTGACCTCGGGACTTTCGGAAAGGTGGCTCTTGTCGAGACGCTCCGGTAGGTGAGTCCGGCAGTACCACTCGTCCGGATCGAACCGTGGCGACGCGCGAATAAAGTCGTCGCAGCCCTCGACCTTGCACGGGACGCGCCGATACCCCATCAACTCGCGGACGTCGACGTACTCGCGATCAATCTCTCCGTCGTCGGAGTCACTCGGCACGGACCTCACCTCCGTAAGACGTTAGCTCGCAGCGGACTTCATCGTCGCCCCTGCTGACCGAACCACCGTCGAGGGATTCGTGGCCGTGGGAGACGACATAGGCATGATGACCGCAGTTTTCACAGACTCCCTTCGAGTCGACCTGCGCAATTACTCCGTCGCGTTGATCGTCGCTGGCGCGGTCGGCGTCGTTCATCGGTCCACCTCGACGCGGAACGTCTCGGGATCCTCTCCGTATCGCTTCAGCTTGACCCTGTCAGGTGCTAACTCCGGGTTCCGCGACTCGTGAAACTCCTCCTCGTCGCCGAAGTCTCTCGGGCGGATCATCCCGTGCTGCGGCCCGATCGCGCCGCCCGGCTTGTGGTCGATCGTCGCCCTCGGCGTGCGGATCACGACACCCTGATCGTGGTTTCCGTACTCCTCCGGCAGCCACAGCCCCGCGTCGTCGACGTGGAGCGTGTCGCTCATCGGCTTGCCCCCATGACCGCTCCGCGCTGTCGACTCCACGAGACCTCTTCACCGTCCTCGTCGACGAGCACCGCTACGGACTCGCTGTCGAGCTCGGTGGCACGCTCGCGACGCTCCGCTGCAGAGAGCCCGGCCTGAGCTATCCCCTCACCTCGCTTCCGGAGGGTTTCCTCGCGTTCCTCGAGGGCGTCGACGACGCGATCGCGTGGGTCGCGATCCGCATGCGCAGCGAGGTAGCGCTCGACGCCGAGCCAGAACCGACACAGCGCGATCGTCTCCAGCCCGCGGATGCGTGCAAGCATCAGCTCGCCCGTCGTGCCGTCACCGTCGTCGACGGTGAGCTCCTCGACGAGGAATCGCGCCGGGTTCTCGCCGTGTTCGGTAGTGTTCTCCGGCGACGGGTTCGGGAGCGCCCCCGCCTGCTCGTTGTGTTGGCTCGTGGCAGGCATGATTACGCCCTCCCGAGCCACTTGAGCGTGCCATCCATCGGCTCGTACAGCGACCCGATCTCTTCCTTGATCTTCCGGAGCGCCTTCTCCGCGCGCTTCCGGTCGACGCCCTCGGCCTCGGCCTCGTCAAGAACGTCTTCGACAGCGGCACCGTTGCTGTTCCCCTCAGAGCACTGCTGTTCAACGATGTCCTCGAGCACTGTGATGCGGTCACGCTGCGTCTTCGACGTGCCGGACTCGCGGACGTCGGCGTCGAACTCACCGTCCTCGTTCATCCCGAAGTCCCGCATCGAGCGCATCGTCAGCGAGAGTGCCGTTTTGAAGTGCCGCTCTTCGATCGTCTCCGAGAACTCCAGCTTCGCAGCCGCCTCGGCGAGCCGCAGCTGCGCCTCCAGGTCGCGCCACGTCGCGGGGACGGGCGCGTCCTCTCCCATGTGCTTCGTCTTGAAGTCGGAGAACTCGTCGGCGATCCGCTGTTCGAGCTCTTCGCTCGCGATGACGGGCGACGGCTGGTCGCCGGCGAGCGCCAGCCACTTTCGGAGGAGCTCACTCCGGACCGGCGGATCGTACTTGTCGGTCTCACCGGGCTCGATCGTCTCCGGGGCGACGTCGAGGCGCTTCTTGTGTTCGCGACGGCCGACGATGTCCCGAGCGACTTGTTTGACGGTGTTGACCTCGTCGGTCTCGGTGACGGTGAACCCGAGGTCGAATCGCGAGATGAGCGTCGACCCGAGCTCGACCTGCTCGACGACGGGCTCGTAGGGGTCGAACCGGCCGTACTTCGGGTTCGCCGCAGCGATGACGCCGACGCGCGTCTGCAGCGTCGCGTTGATCCCGGCCTTCGAGACGTTGATCTTCCCGTTGGCCATCGGCTCCAGCATCGCCGCCCGCACGTCCGGCGGCATGTCGTCGAGCTCATCGATCCGGACGATCCCGCCGTTCGCCTTCACGAACGCGCCCGCTTTGAGCGTCCACTCGCCGTCGGAGAAGTCGTCGCGAACGGCCGAGGCAGTGATGCCGGCTTCGCGAGCGCCCTTCCCCGAGACACCGACGGACCGCGGGGCGTTGGACTCGGCCTGGTTGATCAGCGCGGACTTCCCCGTCGACGGGTCGCCCACGAGGAGCATGCTGATGGAGCCGCGCTCGACGCTGCCGTCCTTCCCCTCGACCCAATCGCCGCCGACCACGGCCAGGACGATCGCCCGCTTCATGTGGTCGTACTGTTCGCCGAACACGCCCGGCGCGATCGACTCGGCAGCGACGACGAGCGGCTCGCCCAGCTCACCGTCGACGATCCCATCGATCTCCTTCCGCTCGTCGTGCGAGACCTCGACCGTCGTCTGGTCCGACTCCTGAACCTCGATGGCGTGGCCGTTCAGGTACGGCTCGAACGTCGACTTCTTCTCGTTGCCCTTCGTCCGCTGTTCGAGGTGAAGCCGCCCGGTGATGGTGACGCGGTCGCCCGTGGTCACCTCGCCGGCGAGGTCATCCTCGACGAAGATGTCGATCGACTGGCCCTCGCCACCGGCGACCTCCGGCGGCTCCGAGAGGCGGATCTTCTGGGCGTCGATGAACTCGGACTGGTCGAAGTTGACGCGGAACGGCCCCTGCCGCTCACAGCCCTGACACTCGTGGGGCTCCTGGTAGCCGCGATCCGTCTGCGGGATGTACGTCATCGTCCCGCAGCGCTTGCACTCGAACGCGGTCTCGGTGACCTTCGGGTGGACGTCGCTCCCCGCGACGATCTCGCCCTCGACGCCGATGTACGGCTGGTCGTTGTGGACCTTGGTCGGACTGAAGTGACCGGGGTAGTGCGTGTACTCGTCCGGCAGGTTCGCCACGCGCACGTGAGCCCGATCGAGAGACACGTCCGCCGGGAGGTCGAAGTTCCGCAGCGCCTCTTCCAGGTACTCCTGCATCTCGTCCGGCTTCGCGAGGATATCCTCGGCGATCTCGCGGTCGAACTCGTACAGCTCGTCGTAGTCGACGACGAGTGACCGCTGTTCGTTCGGGTAGTGCTGCGCGAGCGTGCCGATCGCGTCACGGTACCGCTCCCGAAGGAAGCGGACCAGCGTCTCGGTTAGCGTCTCGTTCTCCTTTCGTCGGTCGTGGGTGGTTGACATCGAGGTCGTGTTTTCCGCCGGAAAAAACGCCATCGAGGCGTTCTCCGAGACCGCCGACGTCGGCCAAACGTCGGCCAAAACGACGGCCTTCCGGCTAACGGATGTTTGCGTACACTACTGCTGTTGCTGTGATCTACGGGGAGTACAACGGAGGTGGGATACCGCGATCGAACTGAGCCATGTTCAGCGCACCTCCTCGGTCACACCGATTTTTCCGGCGGAAAACACCCGGCTTCGTTTTGCTTCCTGCGCGTCGATCGCGAGGTGGTAGTTGTCTCCCGCCGGGTTACGAGCGGTGAAGCCGTCGATGGTACTCCCGGTCTTCTCGTCTGAAAGCCCGGCCGCTTTCCGGATGAGGCGGTAGCACGTCGAGTCGCCGATGTCGCCGCCGAAGATCTCCCACTTGATGTCGTCGTAGTCGAGCTTCGCGCGGCCGTGGCCCTCTGTGGCTTTCCGGAAGCCATGCTCGCGAACCATACCGACTTTCTCGTCTGCAGAGAGGTCGGCTGGATCGCGATTCTCGTCGAGCTCGGAGACACGAAGCTCGAGCGCAGTCAGGTCGTCTTGGAGCTGGTCGACAGTCTCGTTCGTCTCCTCGAGTTCACCGTGCAGTTCGTTCTCGATCTCCTGGAGGCGTGCGAGCGACCGCTGTGCGATCGCGAGGGCGTCACGCGCGGAGACGTCGTCTTCAGACATCGGCCTCTCCTCCGTCTTCTGCAGCAGCAGCCTCTTGTTCTGAGAGCCGCTGGTCGACTTCGTTGAGCTCTGACCGTAACGCAGCAGTCTCGTCTTCAAGTTCGGAGATGTCTCGCTCCAGGTCGACAGCCTTCGCGAGAGCGCGCTGAGCGACGGCAAGTGCCTCTCTCGCAGTGACATCGTCCTCAGACATCGCCGACCACCTCCTGACCGTCGGCGTGGTCGGCACAGACAACACGCTCACCGTGATTGGGGTGGTCGACGACGACGTCGGCGTCGTCAGAACAACCGAGCGCTCCGCACACCGGCGCCATGGTGACGGACATCAGGCCGACACCCCCGGCTGAGACGGCGTCTGATAAAGCGTATGCTGCTCTATCTTTGGGTCGACGTAACCGCGAGAAGTATCACAATCCCGGTTTAGCCGTGGGATTGTAAACGAATTGGTTGAAGCCGGAGGAGGGATTTGAACCCTCGACCTATTCCTTACGAAGGAATCGCTCTGC